GCAACCCTGGAAGAGATAATTGCTACATTACAGGAATGGCTTGGCCTTTAATTTTGTAGTATTAATTATTTTTTAATACTTACTTATATTTTAGTATGGTAGGTCTGTTGATTTACCATACTAAAATTTTAAAAGGAATTTAAGAGAAAATATTAAAATTATATATATATTATATAAAAACTATTAAGGATCAATTATATGAGAAAAAAGACTGTTACTTCTTCTCAGTCCTCTGTTCAGCCTGCCACCCAAACGCTTACTTTTTTTGGTAAGGTAAAGAAATTTTTAAAGAGCACCTGGAATTTATTTATATCTCAACCCAATCCAAAGGAAAGTATTGTTCAATGGATAATCCGTCAATTCATCCTGGCAGATTCAAGAGGAAATCCTTCATGGACTATTACTCTTGCTGTTATTATTATTGTTTATCTTGGATACTCAGTAAAGACCGAGCTTACCGTAGCAATGTCTACGGTTAAAACATACGATCCTGCAACGGGAAGTCTTATATCAGAAAGCATGAAAGGTATATCAGATTCATTTTGGTATATGATGATAGTAGCGTATGGGGCTGTCTCTTATCTATTTCAGAAAAGGTTCTCTAGAGGAGTTGAAGACAATCACAGCAGTGTAATAAATACTTTGATTGATACTGCATCTACTGCTATTGGGAAGATCAAAGGTAAATAAAATGGGAATAGGTGACAGACTTAAGGATAATTCCTACCAACCAACTGGAAATGTTCATAGTCTTGACGGTTATGGACTTTCAAATAAGAGATGCCCTGTTCCTTTTACGGATGATCCTATAGAATACATAGAGGGGTATCTTCAATATAATCTTCGTCCTTTCCAAAGAGAGGTTGTTAAAGATCTATTTTCAGTAGATGAAAATGGAATTCCTCGGTATGACGTAGCTACTTTAATAGTCGGGATGCGTAGTGGAAAATCCTTAATAAATTCTGTTATTGCTTCATTTCTTCTTCATAGATTGTTATCTATGGAGGATCCTGCAAAAGAACTAGGTCAGGTTTCTTATTATAAGCTCTCAGGAAGCTTTATTGCTAACTCAGAACAACAGAGTAAACAAACTGCATACGCCTCATTTGAAAATATTATATCAAGTAGCCCGTGGTGGGTAAAGTATGTTGGATGGCTCAAGGATAGAGAGGTGCATGAAGGAAGAGAAACTCTCTTTATTCAAACTCAAAGAAGAATATACTTTCCTGAGAAGAACCTTGAGATATTAAGTCTTCACTCAAACTCTCAATCACTTGCAGGTTTAACTGCATTCTTTGTATCTTTTGAAGAGATATCCCGGGCAGATATTGTCAGTGGTGCTATTCAAGATCATACAGAAAAGCGATCAGCTCAGGCTGTTTATTATACAGCTTCTCGAGCAACAAAGTCTCTTTATCCTTTTAGCAAGATTGTAGTAACAACCTCTCCTATGTATGAAGATGATTTTGGTATGCAGCTTTTGTATGTATCCAAAGATTTTAAATGTGGTATAAACAAATACATAATGGATTCTTTGAGGTTGAAATACCCTAATAAGGCTTCTCGCATGATAGCCTATAATTATGCATCCTTTGAGGCTAATCCAAGAACTCCTGAGAATCCTTCTGGATTTACTGAAGAGAGTTTTCAAATGGAGAAGATATCCAATCCGACTGCAGCTATGCGGGATTTCTGGGCTATACCTCCAAATGCGCTGGCTCCATTTTTTGAATATCCTGAAAAGATTGATAGTTGCATTAATATGCATCATGTCCCTGTAGCTCTATTTGAGGATGCTTATTTTGAGGAGACATTTAATACCCTCGATAAATTTGAAATAAGACGGTATGTTGGTAAAAAGATATTTCCTCAGAAAACAGATAAATTTAAGAGATACATAATTTGTTGTGACCAGGGTGAGGTGAAAGATAGTTTTGTTGTAGCTATGGGTCATGGAGAAGAAGTAATAGTAGATGCACCTAATTCCTCTGGTGTTGTGGAAAAAGCAAAGAGATATAAAATCATTATAGATTTAGTTGAAGAATGGAAACCTAATAAGCTTGATAGAATAACGGTATCATTTCAGAACGTCGAAGAGTCTATAAGAATTTTGGGACAGAATTTCCTTGTTACTAAGGTACTTTTTGACTCCTGGAATAGTGTGGAAAGTATTCAGAGATTGTTCTCTGAAGGTTTGTACACTGAAAAAATTGGTGCTACTATGGAAATGTATGAGACTCTAAAGCTTCTTTTATATTCAGGGATGGTGGAGCTACCGAACAATCAAAAACTTATATCAGAACTTCGTCAATTGAATCGAGTTAGGACAAGTGGAGGAAGGGAAAAAACCGAACACCCTCCTTCGGGGTGTTTTACTGGCGATACTCGAATAAAACTATTAGATGGAACATCCCCTACAATAAAAGAATTATCAAATAGAGGACCAGATAAAGAATTTTGGGTATACTCTTGCTTACCTGACGGAACAATTATTCCTACAAAAGCTTATAATGCTCATAAAACTAAAGATGTAAATAAGATATGTAGAATAACTCTTGATAATAATGAGATTATAGAATGTACTCTGAACCATCTATTTATGTTGAGAAATGGAGAATATAAACAAGCACAAGATTTAAAAATAGAGGAATCCCTAATGCCTCTTTATTATGAAGTTCATACTATTAAATATAAAAAAGGCGGAAAAGGTAAATATTCTAGGGTAAAAAATAATAAATCTAAGAGATGGAACTGGGCTCATAGATATGTGTTACAATTTTTTGAAGGAAGTCTAAATAAGGATGAAATAGTCCATCATAAGAATTTCAATTCTTTAGATAACTCTCCTGATAATTTGGAAAGATTATCTAGAGAAGATCATGCATATAGACATATTATAGCTAATAAAAAAATACATTCTAAAGATAACATAAAAAAGAGAAACGAATCCTTTAAAAGGACTTATGCAAATTCTGAAGAATTACAAGAACTCTTTAGAGAAAGAGGTAAAAAGATATTTAATGACCCTTCTATTAGAAAAAAAGCTACAGATGCATGGAAATCTAAAATTAGTGAAAATAAGATACTTCAAAGATTGTCAACTTATTCTAAATCTGAAGAAGGAAGAGCTCAGTCTAAAGAAAATTTAAAGTTAATATCTAAAGAAGTCCTTGTAGATAATGCACATAAGCTTAATAATATTTATTGGAAATCTGAAAAAGGTATAGCTAGGAGGAAAGAACTAGTTAAGACTCAATTAGTAGAAATTAGAAAATCATTGATTGAACGCCAAGATAGAGAGGCTTTGGAAAAAGTAAAAGATATTATGAATTATGCTTTATGTTGGAAGCACTTTATAAAAATAGCAGGAGGATCTTCTAAGACCTGGAAAAGAAGACTTCAGAATATAAGTTTTAGAGATAATTCATTATCATTAATTGGAAAAAGTCTAGATGAGATATGTGCATTATATAGTACCTGCCGACCTGCTATTATAAGAATATTAAGAAATTTGGGAACTTACAATGAGATAGTATCTCATAATCATAAGGTTACTAAAGTCGAAATAATTGAGTTAAATAATGAAATTTCTGTATATGATATAACTGTTCCTATTTATGAAAACTTTGCATTAGAATCTGGAATTTTTGTTCACAATTCAAAAGACTCGGCTGACGCTATTGTACGGGTAGTTTGGTCGGTTTATAATGATTCTATTAATCAAGGTATGAAAGATAACTTTATCCTTCCTATTGTTCAACAGTTTTCAACTATACGCTCAGCGGGAATATACCTACAGTCTTTGAATGGGCAGGAATCTTTTGGGTATGATTCTTCAATATTTGGAACTATTTCCCCTACTGGGGATGATGTATTTGGAAAAGATTTTATTGTTAAGGGAAACGTTACTCCTAATGTTGGGAGATAATGTTCTGTGTGCCTCCAAAAAAAAATAGTAATAGGGTCTCATTTGAGGCCCTTTTTTTATTAATAATAGGTCTAATTTCCTTAATTTTAATCCATATTTCAATATTATTATAATAAAGGTATTTTATGGCTCGTTCAAGACAACAGTATTCTCCAAGTGACTTATCCTTATCATTTTCCTTATTAGTATCCTCTTCTGGGATAGCTAATGCTTATGAGGATTTTGATTTTATGGATGGATCAATAGATTATTTTGGTTTTATTATAAAGCAGTCTTTTCAATTTACTCTTATAGACAATATCGGAAAAGGGTACATTCGAGTCTGCTATAATAATCCAGGATACAATCTTACTGCCAGTATTAAGGGTTCTAAGACACTTAGTCCTGGAGATACTTTCTATGTGGAGGAGGATGTTTGGCATATCCGATTATACTATATATCTCCTTCAGCTGTAGAACTTGTCTTAAAATCAGATAAATTAGGAGGATATGGATTATGATGTTCAAAGGGGTGTCATCTTTAGATGAACTTGTTAAGATATCAGAAGATTTTGGTATAGAGAATAAGAAAGATTCTATAGCGCAAATTATCCAGATTATAGAGAATAATTATAAAAGGGGGAAACTTTACGAGATAGAAGATAAAGAAGGAATTTTGAATTCTACTTCATATGCAAAGTTGATAGAAGAACTAGAAAAAGTATACAAGGATCCCTCCGAAGAAAATATAAAACAACTATCTAAAGAGCTGAACTTAACTAATGAGGCTAATCAGTCTTTTAAAGATATTTTATTTAAAGGAGAAGGAAATGCAGAAAATGTGGCTAATCTTTTGGCATCTGATATAATAGATTTAAGTGATTCCAAAGGAGAGGGAGATGTTTCAGAGAGAAATCTTGGAAAATCTGTAGAATGGCCTCATCCTGTTATTGAAGGAACTCTTCATGACGCTTGGATAAAATTGGCAGAGGATAAGAGAGTTCCTATCCTTGAAAAGTTAATAGAGTTCTTCAAAAAGAATCCTGCTCCTGATGATGATGAAATCCATTCCTTTGCTGAAGATAGCAATATAGATCCACATGAACTTGAAGAAGAAATTTATAGTCTTGTAGGAGCTCTTCTTGGAAAAGGAAGATCAAACCTTCCTAAGAATAAAGATAAAGATTTTAATGAGGATCAGACAGAAAAGGGTATTGATGTAGAGCAAGAGCATTTCGAAGGTGCTAATCTTCCTCAAAAGATAATAGATCTATTGGCAGAAAAAATTAATAATGATCATCTTTCTGAAGGAGAGGGCTTTAATAAAGAATATTACGATTCCCTTTTAGACATGGAAGACGAACTTAAAAAGTAATGATTCCTTTTAGAATAAATACAATTGATGAACTTCTAATAGCTACTACGGAAGAAGGAATATTTAAAGAATTGAGCATACCTTACATAGAACCTCAGGAGCGATAGACATGCTGGATGAAATAATTAATAATATTGATAGGTTAGAAAGATTTGTAGAAAGTATTCCTCAAAAAGATGAAGGAAGACCTCACTTTATTGAAACATATCGTCAATGGATACATGATGTTAAAGAGCATGCTTTAAGTTTGAAAGAACTTGATACTGAGAAACTAGATAATGATGAGAAAGAATCTCTTCGTACAGATATTGAAATGATATTGAGTGAAATACGTGGGATAAAAAACCATATTTTTAATACTATTAAAGAACTTATTCCCATAGGAAGAAAAGATGAGGACCTAACTGAGCTCAAGGAAATGTTAAATCTTATGACAGAGATAAAAGATGAAACAGCAGAATCCTTTATAGAGAAGGTGAGTAGTCATAATCCAGATTTAATGTCTTCTATAGATTATGTTTTAAGGACTGCTGATCTAAAAGATATTGAGAAAGATCATAAACAATTTATCCATAAACTTTGGGATGGAACAAAAGTATTCTTGGTAGAAGGTGATTGGGTTCGTGATAACATGAACGACGAATTCATTGGTGGAGGTCACGGATTTCAGGATGATTATATTCCAGAGGATGAGATATGGTCTGAGATTGTTAAGGATCCTGTAGATAATAAAGAAATACTTATTCATGAAATAATAGAGTACATATTTATGAAATATTTTCATAAAGATTATGATGACTCTCATGAGGTAGCCAATAGTGTTGAAGATACCATAAGAAGACTACCCGATAAACCAGGAGCTCCAGTTCCTCTTACCTTATATGAAGAAAGAAAAGAAGAGGGAGGTAATGATGATGAACCTGGAAATAGTATGAATACTGGAATAGAGACTCTTCAAAAAGAAGGTTCCTTTAATAAAGTTAGTTATATTGTTCACATGAAAGGACATAAGAACAGTCGTGGTGAATCGTCCCCTTACGTAATTAAATCCCATGAGACTGGTAAGATATTATCTTCTCATAAAACAAAGGATGAAGCTAAAAAGCATTTACAACAAATGCATATTCACAAAGGAGAAATTATTATGGAATTTAAAAATGTTAAAAGTATTGAGGAGTTAATAAGAGTCAAAGAAGCTGTTCCTCAAGATTTAGCTGAAGAATTTAATGAAAGCATGACAGCACCAAATCCAAAGTATAACACAAGTTTCTTAGGTACAAAGCCTGCTCGACAGAAAATTTTTCCATCAGAACGTATTTGGGGTCTCCTTGCAGAAATAATTCAACTTGTAGATGATATAAAAGAGTCTGGCATGGTTAGTGACGAATCTATAAAAATTATAGAAGAGTGCCAGACTAGGTTGTGGAGTTTACCGGAAGTACAAGAGACTGCACCAAGGCCTACTAAATAAGATATCTTCTTATTTAGATATAGGTAAGATGTGTACTGATTGGATAGCAATGAGCGAAGAAAAAGGAACCAATACTTCTCAGGAATGGGCCGGTAAGAATATAAACAAAAGATGGAAATTTAACGAAGATCAAGAATATCTTATATACGATATCTTAGATAATATTTGGGATAATTAAAAATGAAATATAAAATTTTTGTAGATCTTGATGGGGTTCTTTCTTTCTTTGATAAACAATTCAAAAAGTTTACAGGAGAGGATCCTGATTCCTATAAAGAAAAGCATGGATCAAAAGCATTTTGGGATGTGACAAAACAAGATAAGTTTTGGGAAAGTATGGAATGGGTTCCTGGTGGTAAACAACTGTGGAACTTCGTTAAGGATTATAATCCTGCTATTCTCTCACGGCCTGGTGGAGATATTGAGAAATGCAAAGAGCAAAAGAGGAACTGGGCAAAGCGTGAACTGGGGGATTATAAAGTTATATTTTCCCATCATAAAGAAAAGTATGCTTCTAAGGATGCCATACTGATAGATGATATGAAGGAAAATATTGAAGCATGGAAGAAGGCCGGTGGTATAGGCATTCTTCATACCTCCGGATCTTCTACTATTAAACAACTTAAAAAACTCTTAAAGGATACTGAAAAAGAAGCTTCGTTTCGAGGCATAGCATCAATAGATGAACTTTTATCTTTACCAGAGGGAAAATAATATGGAAGATTTGGTTGGATCTTCAAAGACAAATATAGAAAATAAAAGGGATTTGATAAAATAGATGATCCAGGAATTAGTTAATTTACTTCAAAGATATCGGAAGGATTATTACGAAGGTAAAGCTACAATATCCGATAAAGAATTTGATAAACTGGAGCAGGAGCTTCGTCGCCTCGATCCAGATAATGCCTATTTTAAGCAGGTAGGAGCTCCTGTTACAGGTCCTGATAAAGTATTACATAGGCCTCGCATGCTTTCTCTTAATAATACCAGAGAAGAAGGAGATATGCTTAAATGGTCTCGTAAGTACTTCCCGGGAGAAAATTTAGACATTATATCTCAGCCTAAAGTGGATGGAGTTTCTATTTCCATTGTGTATAGAAACAGTACTATAGAATCTATATCAACCAGAGGTGATGGAACTATAGGACGAGATGTTACCTATGCAAAAGATTATATAAAGGATATTCCAGGAAGTATTCCTATTGATAAACCAATAGATATTCGTGGTGAAGCATACCTGGAAAAAGGAACAAAGCTGGATAAAGGTAAGTCTTTACGAAACATGGCTGCAGGTCTTCTTAATAGAAAGGAAGGGAGAGAATATCTTTCTCATCTTAGATTTGTTGCTTATGATATAATAGGTATGCCTGATATAAGATCAGAGGAAGAAAAGATACGAGTTCTTAGAACCATAATGCCAAATGTAATATCCTATGAGAAGATACAATCGACTGGAGATATTCAAATTGCATATCAACAATACGTATCTCAGAAAAGAAATGAACTTCCTTATGAAATAGATGGTGTTGTGTACAGGATAAATAAGATAGAAGATCAGAATAAACTTGAACGTGAAACAAGACATCATCCTAATTTTATGATGGCATATAAATTCGTAGCGGAAGCAAAGAATACTAAACTCATACGAGTAGATTGGAGGCAGAGACGAACTGGAAAGATAACTCCAATAGCTATATTTCAGCCTATTCAATTTGATGGAGTTACTGTTCAGAAGGCTTCATTAGGGAGCAGGAGAAAGTTTGAGTTACTCAGACTTGAGCCTGGAGATATTATATCTGTCAGTAGAAAAAATGGTGTAATCCCGTTTGTGGAATCTAACGTCTCCAAGAATATAATAAATAGATAGAGAGGATTATTATGAATAAGGAAGCAGCACGTACTCCTGGTCAATGGATATCTTATCTTAAAAGCAAGGGAGCTCCTAAAAAGCTCATAAATCAAATAAAGGGTATTGAGCAGAGTGGTAAAGATTATGATAAATCCAAAGAATACATAATGAGAACTATTGTGGATAAGATACCGGCTCGTTATCTCGATAAACCTAGTAAGGTTCATGGTCCTGGAAAGTCAGGTCCTTTGGCCGAGAAAAGAAAGAAGTCAAGTTTTTCCTTTGATAAAAGTTCCCAGGAATATATCTCTTTAGAATCTCTAATAAAAAAGATCGCTGAAGTTTCTCATATAGACCAGGTGGAAGAAATACATGTTTCTCTTACCAAGGGGGAGGGTATGATGAAATTTAAGATTGCTGGTGAAGTCTATCCTGCAGACCATATTATTCATAAGTTTCGTGATCCTGAGTCACCTGTATGGAATAAAATATACCTGAAAAAGGATAAAGGCGAAGATGTTGAAGAAGATATTGAAGAAGTATCAAAAGAGACTATGATTCCTTCTTATAAGATAAAAGAGTTTCTTGAAGAGTCCAGAAAGCAGGACATTTGATGGGGAATCGACCCCTGCGAAATTAAAGTACCCTAAATATATATAAGGAGATAGTTATGGAATGTATTATTTTAACAGGGGCTACCGCATCAGTCCTGCAATCTACAATTAATGCTTGGTTATCGGAACAAGATGGAGAAGTTATTCTTAAATATGTATCTATGTCTGAGGGTACTGTTGGATCTACCGCTATGAAAGTTATAATATTTTATGAGATTGGGGTGCATGCAGCACGAAGTTAATAACGATATTTTTAGTCAGTATTGTGTAATCCCTAGACCCCTAACGAATTTTGTTAGGGGTTTTTTAATGGGTAATTTTGTAAAATATGTCAGTAAATATTAATGATTAAACTTAAAAACAGGGTTATTCCAGACATTATTACTATGATAGGAACATGAGTAAAAGTATACATTCCCCGGTAGATGGGGTAGTACTATTATTTGTACGTAGGAGGAGGGATGTATAAAATATTTGGCATTATCGGTAACAGTGTTCTAAACCCCTCCTCTACTAAATCATCTTTTTATTTTTTAGGTATATACATATGAATCAAAGAAATCCTTTTTCAATGAGATCACAATCACTGAGAAATACTTCTCTTCAGGAAGATTACCTTGTTGATCAACCTATTCAAAATGATTCTGAACGTCTTAGAGTAGTTGCAGAAGATGAAAATAATTCTTATACTCCAACGCAACCTAAAACTCGAGAGAATGAGCTTCTTATTGAACTTGCATTTGAAAGAAAGAAATATGCTGAATCCGAATTATCCTTATTGAATCAGAAAGTAAGTTTTGTTCAGATTGTTATACAGAACTTTGAATTAAAGATACAGCAACTTAAACGGGATATGATTACATATAATAATGACATTGTTATAAAAAAGGATGAGATTGGAAGACTATCTAAAGAATATGAAGATAGAAAAAAATTAAGTGGAACGCTAAGTAAAAACTAAGTATGTTTAATAGAACGGGCGGCAATGTTTATAAAGACGCAATCAGCAAAGATAATATTAAATCGAAGATCCGCAGCATCGTCTCCGACGATGGTTGTTTGGTATAGTGAAATTTTTGATGTAACAGGGGAGGTACTAACTACTAGGAAGGTCGTACTATCAGTTACTCCAGTAAGTGGTAGTGAACTTATACTACTTAATGGATTGGTTTTATATAAGAATATAGATTGGGATTACACAATTAATGGAAATGAAATTATACTTACAAATGATCTTGAGCTGACATTGGGAGACACTATACGAGCTCAATATCAAGCTTAGTTAAAAAAATTAAATGAGATAAGATTAACCCAATATATGAAGTTTTATAATTGTTTGAACAATTTTACTTCTTAAAGGGAGAAATAATATGAGTACAACAAAAATTCGTGGCAATACTCAGATCATGGATTTCACCATAGATCTGGATCGTTTACAAGTAGGATTTATTGGGACAAGTACAGGAGACTGGGATATAACAAATGGTGCTCAGGATGCATTAATTACTGGAATAAAGCTTCAGCCTATTAATGATTCTGACGTTTCCTCCAAATGGTATGTGGATCAAAAAGCTCTGTATGCAACTGAGTGGAAAGCATCAGTTCAGTTTGCAACATCAACTGGTGGTGTTGGTACTTATAGTCCTACAGGAGGTGTGGGGGGAACCGGCGCATTTACCAGTGTGGATTTAACAGCAACAGGTCCTTTTGATTTTGGTAGCCATACTGTTCTGGTTGGTGATAGAGTTCTTGTTAAAAACCAGGCTGATGCCAAGCAAAATGGTATTTACACTGTAACCTCAACAGGTGCTACTGGCGGTCTTGAGCGAGCATTAGATCAAGATGGTGCTCCAAGTGCAGAAGTTTCTATTGGTAATGCTACTTATGTTGAAAATGTAACTAGCGGATCTACAGGAACCCATTGGGTAGTTGTCAAACCTGCAGGATATGATGGTTCCGGTGTTCTTACACTTAACGTGGATAACATTGATTGGACTCAGTTTTCTGGTATTGGTACATATACAGCAGGGGATGGTATCGATATTTCTGGTACTACGATATCTGTAGATGTAACTGATATCATCGATACTGCTGCTGGTTTAACAGAGAGTCTTAATAACATTCAAGTTAATCTCGATCCTACGGGTGGTCTTGGTTTTAATAGCGGGGCTATTCAAATAACCTCGGCTGGTATTAAAGATTATATGGTAGATTGGGGAACATCGA